TCATGGTAAGGTAAAGTGAATGACTTGTCAAGTTCCAAGAAACCATCACTCCCCTGCTTTGCTCCGTTGTTTGGCTTTCCTCTCCACTCTGGAGTGTAGAACTCAGGCTCAAACGAAACGTAGCGGCGGGATATCTCATTCTCCACGAAGCCTTGCTTGTGCTTAAAAAATTGTGTGCGAATTGAAACCGGTGCCTTGATTCGCAAGGTGATCTGTGGGTGTGCGAATGGTGTCCAGTGGTTATGTCTTGCCAAATACCCAATAAGTTTTTCATCACGGACTGATAGTTTACGAACATCTTCCTCTCGATAAGAAGATCCTGACCTACTCAGTCGTTCAACTGCATCTTGATCTATATCCCAATCGCTTTCGTTTGCAAAGGAAACTCTAGCAGCATTGCACACGGAAAGATCACTTCCCATGTAATCAACTAAAGTAACATGCCCTTTGTCTAAGACCTTCTTTATAATTTTGTCCATTGATTCAACCTAACCTTTGCTTCTAATCCACTGAATGTGTTATCGTCTATGATCTTCTGTATCTGCTTCTTTGTGTAACCACCTAAAATCATATCGTTGATATCTTTGTATCGCATTGTCTCAGGGAATATACAGACATTCTTTCCCATGTCAACAAGTTTTTGATTCAACTTCACGATTTGTTCATTTCTCGGTTCATTGTCGAGAACATATACTCCGGGTGTCCCTCGTAGATGTGGAGGAATGTTGTCAATACCAGAAGCACCAACCATTGCGATACAGTTGTCAAGAAAAAGACTATCGAGTGGTCCTTCGACAATGTAAATCTTCTTGTTTGGATCGGCTCTCCACTGTCCAAACCAAAGTTTGTCGTGAAGACCTTCACTCTTGATTGTGATGTATCGAAGAAACTTCTTGTTGTTTTCCTTTGAGCCTTCAGCACTACCTCTCACTGAATTGATATTCAAAGATCTTCCTTGTGCAGCAACCATGTTGCCTTCTCGATCAAAGAAAGGAATCACTATTCTTGGCTCTGCACCACAGTCTGCTTTTGAACCTGTTAGTTCTCTGGAAAACCTACCAAAGTCTTCTGTGAAGTATAGAAGACTCTGCTTGTCTTTCGGAATCATTCTCATCTTGGCAAACATTCTAGCAGGATGCTTTGATTCTAGATCAAGCAATGGCTTCAGGTATTTTGACGTTATCACTTCCTTTCGTTTCTTTCTAAACATCTCTTCTGTTCCTGTTGACTTTATTTCCACTCTTCTTTTCTTGGGATCTCTTTTGCTTCGGTATCTTTCCATCTGATACTCTGCCTTTAGTGCTGGTGAGTATGACTCTAGAAAACTATAGAGGGACATGGAAACTGCGCAGTTGTGGCACTTGAAGTAGTATGATCCTTTTGACTCGTATAAAAACCCACGACACTTGTTCTTGTTCTTCTTTGAATCTCCACACAAGGGACAACGAAAGTTAGCCAAGTTCTCTTTCTTCCAAGAGAACTTTTCGAGTGAACCCGAAAGAAAGTTGACAAACTTTTTGTCGATCCAGACTTCGCTCATTATCATCGGTTCTTTCTTCTCTTGCGAATATCTTTAAACGTCTTGTTCCAACTATCTCGTCGCCACTTCTCATACCACATTCGATACTCTTCTTGCCACTCTCGCGAATACTTCTCTGGAGTGCTTCTTGTGTTGTTGTCGTTTCTTCTCATTGTATGCCTTTCATACCTTTAGATTTCGAATCTTACTTCGATTCGCGGCAAATTTCTCGTCATAGTTTCTACCATCAAATCCAACTCCACACGACATATCTGTTTCTTCTTGATTACTTCCTTGAAGATTGACAGTGGAGTTATCTACATCACTCAACTTCATTTTTCCTCTGTTGATACCGAGAACAAACTTTCTGTTTGTGAAGACATCATTGTATCTGTTCTTCAACTGCTTGACAAGAATCTGTCCTTGTTCTTCCAATTCTTCGGTTGTGATCAGAGCAAACATGAAGTCTGCTGTTGCTGGCAAACCAAAAGATTCGGAGGTGTCTTCGAGACCAACATCGCTGTTGGCAAAACCACTTCGATTTGTTTGTGTTGCCGAAAAGATCGGAATGTCTTTCTCTACTGCTAGACCTCTCAGTTCCTCTGCAATAGCCTTGATCATCGTATATGAATTGATGTTGCTGCCATTCTTGAATCTACTGGATACACAGATGTTTAGATAGTCGATGAATATCACATCGGGAACAAAGTTCTTCTTCAGTTTCAATTCTTCCAGTAGTGTTCTGAAGTGCTGGACATTTGCAGTTGCAGTTGGGTATTCCTTCACAATCATCTTTGATTGAATGTTCTTGGTGACTCGTTGTATCTTCTTTTCATAGGATGCCTTGGGTAATATCTTCAGTTCGTCCAAGGTAATATCCATGAGGTTAGCATCTATTCTCTCTGCAATTCTTTCTTCTGACATCTCACAAGTAATGTATAGAACATTCTTGTTCGCAGCATAACAGGCAGCAGCATGATGACACATGAACAAAGACTTACCCACACCAGTCCCTGCTAGAATGATGTTTAGTGTTTTGTTGGGAACACCTCCATTGGTAATCTTGTTGAAGAACTCAAGATCAAATGGCATCTTGGTTTCTACTCGGTGGTAGAAATCAAACCGAGAATCAGCATCTCCCTCATAGTCGTGTCCGATGTGTTCGTCAAATGAAACGGCAAGAGCATCCGATAAAATCTCTGGAAGAGCATTCTTAGTTTTCGTTTTGGATTTTCCGTCAATGATCTCGATTGATTCTAGAATCGCGTTGTATATCGCTCTGTCTTTACAAAAAGTTTCTGTTTTATCCGTCAACCAAGATACATCTGCCTTCTCTGTAATCTGTGAGATTTGGTCGATGAGAATGATGCAATCTTTGTAGTCTTGTTCGCTTAGGTTTGTCTTTTCATCAATCGTTATGGAAAGAACTTCTTTTGTGGGTGATGCATTGTATTGCGTCAAATGATCTCGTATCATCTCGAATACAGTTCTATCCACCCTTGAACGAAAGTAGTCGGTCTTCAGAAAAGGCAAAACCTTTCTAGCATACTCCTCGTTCACCATCAGATTTCTTAGTATGGTTTTTTCAGTCGTTTCCACCTGTGAACTCCACATCGTCGATGTTATTTTCAAGAATATCAACTAGTATATCACCGAGAGTGTTTTCGAGCAAGGCAATTTTTGCAGAAGTCTTCGGCATCTTTCCTTTGATCACCGAAAAGTCAAATGCAAGTCCGGCTCCGTTTTTGGTCTCTCGTATGCCAACCTTACCAAAAGAAACGATCATGTTTCTGAAAGGCTTCCTCAAAAGTTTAACTGCTGTTGCTCCGGTGTTCTTGCCTTGAACTATCTCATACGTCTTCATCTGTGGTAATCTCCAAAGAAGAACCATACTTAAACTTTGATGAGACATGCTTCTCGATCTTTTGCATCACTTCATCGGTAAAATACTTTTCTGGTTCACGATAGATTGCCTTTTCGTATACCTTGGAGCCATCCGACACTTGAATTCGTGTTCCTAGTTTTTCGAAGACATTACATTCCATTGCAAGATCAACCAAACCATAGTATGGATTCAAGCCACTATCATAATTCAACATCACATCTACCATAGAGTTCTCTTTTGTCAGTCGAGACTTGTAGAGTTTGCAGTGAATGATGTTTCCAATGACATCAGTTCCTTCCTTTACCTTCTTCTTAGAGAGATATACGATTGTGGATGCCGCATACTTCAGTCCAGATCCACCGCCCATTTCCTTTGTGGGAAACATTGATCCAACTACATCGTATGTGTGATTCGTCATAATCATTGGAACACCAACAGAACCCAACTTGAGGGTAAGAGTTCTGAAGGTTGCCTTGATGACTTGCGCCCGAGTCATATCTCTTGTGGTTTTGCCCTCGGCTGTGTCTGCCATTTCCTTCTCAGTTGAAAGCATACCAAGAGAATCTAGAACGATAAGCATAGGCTTTCTGTCTTTCTCTTCACGATACTTGTCGAGAACTTGAATTGCCTGATGACGAAACTCCTCTACGGTTCCTACCGGGAGAATGGCAATCCGTTTTGGATCAATCCCCCGCTCTCGAACCATGCTTGAGGTGATAGCCTGCTCAGTATCAAAATATAACACAACAGCATCAGGATTGTCAGACAAGAACTTATG